GGTATTATTGGTCTTGCTCTCAACCTTCGCGCTTATGACTTTGTTTCCCAGGAAATCAGAGCATCAGAAGATCCAGAGTTCGAGACGTTCTACACCAAGAACATTCTCTTGAATGAAGGTCTCCGTGCCTGGATGGCACCAGTGGATCAACCACACGAATCGTTCGTGTTCCCAGAAGAAGTTCTCCCACGTGGTAACGCACTGTGAATCATTATCTTGCTTTCATATGGGGTGTCTGTTTTTCTCTCATTGCGGGAGGAGCCTTTGCTCTGATGTGGTCTAACATTCGTGACATCAACAAGATGATGGACGAACCTCCTAGACCACGACATCCAGAGGCACCGGCACCTGGTGATGAAGTAATGTATGTTGATCTATCCAGAGAGAAACTGGAAGGTCTTTACAAACAAGATGATGATTGATATACTAAGAGGGTTCACACCCTCTTTTTTATGGAAGATTCGGTAATGTATCCTGGTAAAATGTTGGGGCAACTTGCTATTGCCCTGGAAACACTTGGATGGGATTATGGTGATGACGTTGCAGTAGAGATTGCTGGCACTTCTGTCTATGAGATTGATGGTGCAGGTACTAAGTGGGCACCAGTCAAAGGCACCCGCAAGTATAACAAGGATGCCTTCATTGTTATCAAAAATCTTGATCGTAATCCTACTGTTCCATCAGAACCCAACCCGGAATTAAAACAGCACCACTCATAAATAAAATTCGATTTGAAATAATCAATGTCCTTTACAATCTATTCCAAAGATAATTGTCCATACTGTTCTAAGATTGAACAACTTATGGAATTCACCGAAGTTGATCATGTCGTGTATAAATTAGACAAGGACTTCACAAAAGAAGCATTTTATGATGAGTATGGTGAGGGTGCTACATTTCCACAAGTCACATACCGTGATCAAACTATTGGTGGATGTGCAGACACTATCAAATTCCTAAGAGAACAGAAGCATTTACCAGATTGATGAACGATTTATTCTACGTTGTCGAGACCGCAATAGACTACGTATTTCAAAAAGATAAGTATGTTTTAAACCTGTATGAATATGCGAAGTCGTGCAAGATGACGAAGAATGAAATGACTCAGTTCATCAATAGTTCTACTGCTGCTGAACTGAGTGATCTTTGTAATGAACTTGATGAATACATTAAAGGTGGTGCTGATAGTCAACACAAACAATTACGTGAGGGTTATGGACACATACCCAAACCACGTGCTAGAAAAATAAGGAACTATCTCTACGGAATTTTGGAGGACGCATGGCGCTATGAAAGAGACAAGCGACCTGGCCGTAAGAAACGGTCCTGATTTACAAATAAATAAAGGCGTGGAGTTAATGCTCCGTAACAAAACTAAAAAGGAGGAGAGATCCAAAACGTTCCAGATTAGATTTGGGAAGATGGTCTCTCTGTTTCGTCGAGAGTTACACATCTCCCTAGACTTTTCCTTAGATGTAAAGAAGGAGTAGGAAGATGGTCGCAACGATCTTGACAATAAGTTCATTAGTTTCTATAATGTTCTTCTTCGTCGGTGGTATGGTAGGATGGTTGGCAAAAGAGCACGTCATCAAAACAACTCCATATCATCCCGACACAGTTAATCTACATCCCGAATTCTTTGATGAAGAGGGTAATGTGATTCCAGACCAAGTATTTGCAGTGAGATTTGAAAATGCCGAAGACTACGACGACTACGAAGACGACTAAACCCAGAGCACCAAGAGCAAAGAAAGCTCCTGCTCCTAAGGTTGCTCTTCCACCCAACCCCTTTCAGAGTGAGATCTTAGATCTGGTATCTAAGGCAAGGACCAGAGCAAAGAAAATCGAACTCCTGAAAGAGTATCGTAACGATGCACTGGTATCCCTGTTGATTTGGAACTTTGATGACAGTGTGGTCTCTATGCTCCCAGAAGGCACTGTTCCATACAAACCCAATGAAGCCCCCAAAGGCACTGAGCATACGTCTCTGAGGAGCGAGCAGCGGTCTTTCTATAACTTTGTCAAGGGAGGTAACGATAAACTCTCCAAGACTCGTAGGGAAACCATCTTCATTCAGATGCTGGAAGGTCTCCATCCTGAGGAAGCAGACTTGCTGGTCCTTGTAAAAGACAAGTCACTGATCAATCGATACAATGTCAACCGTGGACATGTTGAGGAAGCATATCCTGACATCCAATGGGGAGGTCGCGGTTGATGGGAAAAGGTTGCAAGGTCTTATTTACAGACTGTGATCCTACACAAGCACAGGATCGTGAACTCCCTAACAACTCTTATCTAATTGAATATTTACAGGATGGGATGACAAAGTTTGACATTGCCATGGGAGCAAAACAAGTTGATATCTTTGATGATTATTATGACAAGTATCAGAAAGATTTTGTAACCATGAATCAAACTGAGGGTAGACTCAACCCTAAGATGTATGGATACCAGTCAAAAGAAGATAAGAAGAAAAAGAAATGAACGAAGAAGACCTTAGAAAGACAGTTGAATCTCTCATTCGTGGTGAGATTCAAGATGTCATCAATGACTATGTGGATGACCAGGAGAAGAGTTCTTCTGGTGGTGGTTTTGGAGTTGTGCCTAAGGAAGAAGATAAAGAATTTAAGGTTAA